CCTTGTTGTGGTTCACGTCAAGAGCATTCGGAGCGTTCTGCTACCGTCGCTGAATATGCTAAAGCAATGCATGTGAATTTCAGCCCACGTCTACAACTTGTAATTTGGGATAAAGCCTTGAAGGTATAATATACGAGGAATAAATTACTAATATGCGTATTGCTATCGTAGGATCTGCCTGTCAGGGTAAAACAACCCTTGTAAATGATATTATAAAAAATTGGCCTGCTTACAAGGCTCATGAGTCTTCTTATAGAAAGGCAGTAAGAGAGCAGAACCTACCTATCAATACTCAGACGACGAAAGATACACAGTGGACTATTCTCAATTGTCTTATTGACGATCTACAAGGGTACGGTAAAGATGATAAAATAATTTTTGATAGATGCCCTCTTGATAATATTGTTTATTCATTATGGGCAAATGCAAAGGAGACTCCAGAGATTGATGATGAATTTATTAAAAAGTGTATACCATTAGTTAAAGAGAGTATGCATTTATTGGATATTATATTCTTTCTACCTATTACAAAGGTAGCTCCTGTTGAAATCGCAGATAAGGAAACAAGAGAAGTTGATCCAACGTTTATATCAGAGATTGACAATATCTTTAAGACAATTTCTCACAGCTATGCAAGAACCGGTGCTTCACCGTTCTTTCCCGAAGAGGATAGACCACCTATTATCGAGATTTTTGGCAATCCGCAGCAGAGAATTGAAATGATAAAGCTTTATCTCGATTCTGAAGGTGATCTTGTTGATGAAGGAAGTATTTTTAGTCCAGAGAATATTGAATCTATGGAAAGTCTTCTCGGCATCCAGCAACAGCTCGGTGATATTGAAAAGAAAGAGCAAAAATTAAAAGAAGAAATTATTAGAGATCATAAATAATTTGGTGAAGAAGTTTGATCAACTCGTAGAAAGCTACAAACCTATAAAAGTTATTAAGAGATCTTTCTATCCACGTAATTTTAGTCTCTCTGAAGAATTTGTTAAGTCTTTTAAATCAGAGTATAGTAGATTAGTATCTGAGGGTATTCACCCTAAAGCAGCTTTAAGTAGAATAACTAAAGCTCTTTTATTTCACGTTAACGATTAATAAATCGCTGTACCTGTTACAAATACGCGCCAGAATACATTAAATTGTGTAGGCGCTGCAAACGGTAAACTAATACCGAATGTTAAACTCTGGCCACCATCAGTTGTAGCAATGGAATTAGCTAATAGACCGGGGGTAACAGGAACAACTGAAAGTGAGGGTATTGTTGTTACAAGAGACGTTACACCGCTTACAAACGTCTGTTGACCGGTAGTAATGCCAGTAACTTGATTTGCTAATGTTGATAGATTATTAATTGTACTTGCCGAAATATCAAACGAAGGAATACTCGGCATAAATGAAATATGAAACGGGCTTATTGAATAAACTGATAAACCTGGATATTTTCCAAAGAAGTTATTAACAATAACTGTTGCAGTTGATTGACCAGCGAAAAATGTTGCTTGACCGTATTCATCTGCTGTTTGATGAAACTGATTAAGCATTGTTGAAGTAACAGAAGGAATTATACTATTAACAATTGTTGTATAGACAGGATTGTTTGTAGGATTTGATGTTGCACTAAGTACAATACCACCCTGAACTGTAAATCTATCATAATAATCATTTGATGCATCAATACCGGGGCCTACATTTGAATAAAATGTTGTTCCAGACACACTATTCATTAATACATTCGCGAATGTACAATTATTACCAGAAAGATTACCTAGTACTGTAGCATTGCCGTTAACATCAGTCTTTACGACATTGAAATTTTTAAAATCAATTGTTTGTGTACCGTTTGTGGTTTGTAAGATTAATAAATCTCCACTAACTGCAGCCTGCGCTTGCGGAAGCGAATTTACACTAATTGCATTGCTATTTGACGGATTGATTGCCATTAAGAATATTTATACTAAAATATCGGAAAGCCATGAGTGATAAAATAGGAATAGGTATTATAACCTGTAATAGACCGGATTTTGCAAATAAATGCATTTCAGCTCTTTTTAATGACTCAAATAATTTACCGTTTCAAGAAGCTGTTCTCATTAACGATGGCAGTGAGATAACAGAATATGATCTAAGCTTTATAGCAACAATTAATAATGAAACAAATATAGGTGTGGGTAAATCCAAAAATAAAGCGTTTAAATATCTTCTTGAAAAAGGATGTGATCATATATTCCTTATTGAGGATGATATAATTGTAAAAAATCCTGATGTTTTTAAAGCGTACATCAACGCGAGAAATAAAACCGGTATTCAACACTTTAACTTTGGTTATCACGGTCCAGCAAACAAAGCAGGCGTTTCTGGTGGTAAACCTGTACCTCGCTTTATTATTGATTACGGCGATGGGGTAGAAATTGCAATTAATCAACACAGTGTTGGAGCGTTCTGCTATTATACTCGCGAAGTACTTGAGAACGTAGGTCTAATTGATGAGGAGTTTCACAATGCTTTTGAGCATGTAGAGCATGATTATAGAATAGCAAAAGCCGGTTACTGCACACCATACTGGAACTGGCCTGATCTCGCTAATAGTATGGACTACTTAGATGAAATTGAATGTTCTGAAAAGAGTAGCTCAATTAGACCGCGCGATGACTGGCAGATTAATATACAAAAAGGTGCTAAGCTTTTTTATGAAAAGCATGGCGTCCTTCCTGCATGGAATAACGCTGTACCTGATTCATCAGTAGAGCAAGTTAAATCAATAATGAAGGAAATCTTTAAGAAGCATGCAATACGACCTTAAAAATTTAACATTCATATATCACGTTCGCGTAGATACAAATGAACGCGCTGAAAATATTAAAATATCAGCAAATTTTCTGCGTAGGAACTGTACTAATTATAAAACTATATATGTCGAAGACGGTGATCGACAGCAGCTGCCAGGATTAATAAATTTTACAGAAAACGATACATATCTTTTCAAATATAACGAAAAGATGTGGAATAGATGCGATGCTTTTAATGAAGGTATAAGACTGTCACGTTCAAACTATTTGGCGTTTTGTGACGTTGATATTATTATTCATCCGAATCAATTTATTGAATCTGTTGAATACCTAGAAGAAAATCCAAATACAGGTATAATTTATCCTTATTGTGGAATGTTTCTCTGTGTTACAGAAGAAGTAAAAAATGAATTCTCTAATACATTAGATTATAACACGCTCGATAAAATATACCCGGAAAGAGACTTTATTAATTTTAATAACGGTTACTGCTTTGTTGGGCATAACAACAGCGTAGGTGGTTGCGTTATGGGAAGGAGAGACAATCTTATAAAGGCAAAAGGTTATAATCCGAATTTTATTGGCTGGGGGTATGAAGATAATGAGTTTCCTAAGCGTGTACACGCGTATGGCTTCGATGTTTGTAGAAAGAAAGGCGGTAAACGACCGCTCTGGCATCTACCCCACGATGGTGTCGGTCAATCACCAAAAGCAGATAACCCGTATATCGATAATAATAAACAAATAAGCGATTTTGTTTGCAATACGGCAACAAAGGAACAGATTATCGAATACGCAGAAAAGAGCTGGACATTATTATGATAGTACCGAGATTAAAAGGTGGATTAGGTAATCAGATGTTTACTATAGCTGCGGCTTATGCTGCAGCAAAGCGTGTAGAAAGCGAAATGTATATAAACTATAATATACAACATGTATGCGGTCAAGGTTCAAATCCTGTAAAGTATAAAGATACACTATTTAGTAATATTAAAAATACTGAAGTAGTACCGGAGAATACTTTTAGTGAACCAGATTGGTCGTATTCACCAATACCGAATACCGATAATGTATTACTCGATGGTTATTTTCAATCTGAAAAACATTTTAAAGAATATAGCCAAGATATTAAAAATTTATTTTATTTCTCAGAAGAGATAAAGACAAAAATTACTAACGCTATTAGCAGAATACCGAAAAAAATAATTGGCATGCACGTGCGTTTAGGCGACTATTTGCATCCTACCTATGCATCAACACATCTTGTTTGTAAGCGTGATTATTATGTTGAAGCATTAAAGCAATTTGATTTAAATGATTATACAGTTATTGTTTGTACAGATAGTGTTAATTTGTATAACAAATATATAAACATAGAGAATGTAATTATTTGTAATAGTAAAAATGAGCTTGAAGATTTGTATCTTCTATCTCAATGTGATGCTAATATTATTACTAATAGTACTTTTTCCTGGTGGGGTACATACTTAGGAAAAGAAAAAGAAAAAATTTGTGCACCGAGCAGATGGTTTGGTGTCGATGGGCCAAAACAACAGGCAGATATTTACCTAGATAATTGGACAATTATACCGGTATAATTTACCGATTGATAACTGATTTTTCGCAAATAAAATATAAACATACATATGCTGCTAGACATCTTACCTCTCAGGACCAAATACAATCTCAATATTACCGGTGTTATTCACGTAGGTGCACATCATGGCCAAGAGCTAGCTGAGTATGAACAAATACCTGAGCTCAAGCATGTTATATTCTTCGAACCAGATCCAGATACATTCAAAGTTTTAAAGGAAATGGTTGATAGTAAGAGCGGCAGTGAAAGAGAAATTATTGCAATTAATAAGGGACTCGGTCCATTTAAGTGTGAAATGGACTTTCATAGAGAAAATAATAATGGCGGTAGTAATTCTGTTTTACCACCAAAATTACATAAAGAACAATATCCGGGAATTATTTTTAATGAAATAATAAAGGTTAAAATTGATCCACTTGATCGTTATGAATGCAGCTCGGTTCTAAATTTCTTAAACATAGATACTCAAGGATTTGATCTCGAAGTTTTACGCGGCGCAAAAAAAACTCTTAAAAATATTGACTGCATTATGATTGAAGTTAACAGAGCTGAGCTATATGAGGGATGTAGTTTAGTAGATGAAGTAGATGAATTTTTAAGTAAGTTTGGATTTAAGCGTGTAGAGACATACTGGGCAGGAAATACCTGGGGTGATGCCTTCTATCTCAAACAAAATTGTTAAACATGAAAAGTGTTACGCTCTTAGCTATGGGCAGAGATGACGACTATGCTCATGATTTTATTTTTAGACTCAAGAAATCAATTCAATCAAATATAAAGTTTTTAGAAAAAAACAATATTGATTTTGAATATATTATCGTTGATTGGTCACCTATAGATGAACGTTATCTATATAAAAATGAAGAGATAAAAGATCTATTAAGTGATAAGCGAATAAAAAATATTGTTGTTGATAAGAGTATATCAATTAATGATGGTTTAAATCCAAAAGTCGTTTACGAATATTTTGCTAAAAATATCGGTATTCGCGCTGCTAGTAAGGATTACGTCTTTGTAATTAACTCAGATATAATTCTACCACAAAGTATGTGGAATGAAGTTATTAAAGTATTACAGGGTGAGTTGAACACGAAAAACTTTTTTAGGCCTCAGAGCAGAACAAATGTCTCTTTTATAGACGACAACACATGCAAAGTTGAGGATGAAAAAATTATTAATAATACTGCATCAATAGATGCTTGTATTTGCGGTGCGCATTCGGGAGATTTTCTTTTCGTAGAGAGAACATCACTAATAAACAACGGTAAAGGGTATAACGAAGAGGATAATGGTCATAGACTGAGTACGAAATGGCAAACAGGTATGGATGGAGAAATACTCTGGAATATGTATAATAACGGCATGCGTTTAGCTATATTAGATGCAGAATACATACATATTAAACATGGTAATGCTGCGCCGCTTTCGAACCTAGGTACAAAAGAAGTAGACGGTCATTACAGAATGAACGCACATTACAATAATAGACCAAACTGGGGATATACACAATATCCGAGACAGACAATTAATGATAATACAGTTTTAATCACAGCAAGCTTATGATAGTAAAGGAAATTATAGACAGATCAATTTACGGTAATCAAGACTCCGATCAACATCTTATTACGTTATTCTCTATCGCTTTAACACTAAAAGCAAAAAATATTTTAGAACTCGGTGTAAGAGATGGTACGACAACGGTTCCATTTTTAGAAGCTTGTGAATATCTCGATGGACATTTAACATCAGTTGATATTAACAACACACAGTTCAAGCCTCTTCCACAGCATGAGAAGCGTTGGACTTTTATACAATCCGACGCTATTGAATTTCTAAAACAGAATCAACAACCGTATGATTTAATTTTTATTGACGACTGGCATGCAACAGATCATGTCTATACAGAATTAAGCCTACTAAAGCCATTCCTAACGCCTAACGTCGTTGTGTTATTACACGATTTAATGCATACATTTTCTCATCCAAAATACAATAACTCAGAACACAGAGATGGTGAATGGAAAGGGACAGGCCCATATGGTGCAGTTGTTAAATTTGTTAAGGAGAATCCTGAATTTGAATTTGCAACGTTACCTGTTTGTCACGGGTTAACTATCTTAAGAAAAGCATACGATAGTAACTCTTGATTGCTCTAAAACTGCTATTAAAATATACAATATGCTAAAGGTAAATTTATTTGATCAAAACTTTAATCACAGTTTTGAGCAAGAGGGTTATTATACATGCTCAATGGGTAGAAAGCCTAAACTACTTGAATGGGTTAAAAACAATCTTGAGTTCGACGGTGCAACGGTTTTTACTGATAACATGATTTTTGATCCTGTTGTTGATCGTGTTAAATCAAAATTAAAGATTGCCTGGTGCCTAGAACCACCCTCTATTCATCCGCACGTGTATAAGCATATTGTCGATTTTGAACATAAGTTCGATTATGTGTTTACTTTTAGTCAGGATTTAATTTCTAGAAACCCCGCAAAATATATTAGAACACCTATTGGATCAAGTAGAGTAAACGACGAGGATATTAAAGTACATCCAAAAACAAAAGGTCTTTCAATTATTGCATCAGGTAAGAATTTTGCTGAAGGTCATAGATTGAGACATGCTGTAATCAGACAATTAGAGGGTGTTGATTGCTGGGGTGATGGTTACAAATACTTTACAAGCAAACTTGACCCGCTTCGTGATTATATGTTTTCTATTGCAATTATGAATTGCAGAATTGATAACTACTTTACAGAAGTATTGGTCGATTGTTTTGCACTCGGAACTGTACCTATTTTTTGGGGATGTCCAAATATAGGTGATTTTTATAACACCAAAGGAATAATTCAATTTGAAACAATTGATGATTTAAGAAATATTAAACTCTCTAAGTCACTATATGAATCAATGCACGATGCTATTGAAGAAAATAAAGAGATAGCAAAAACCATGGTATCAACAGATGACCTTGTTGCAAAAAACATTTTAAAACTTTTATGAAAATATGTATATTAGGTAGTGAAGGTCAGGTAGGTAAGGCCTTAGAGGAATATCTACTCGAAAAAAATTACGAAGTAAGAGGTATTGATATTGTTAAAGGTGAAGATAATGATCTTCGAAAAGCAAATTCCGATACCATAACACAAGCTATTGAATGGTCTGACTTTGTTTTTTTTCTCGCCTTCGATGTTGGTGGTTCACGGTATCTAAAGAAATACCAGTATAGTTTTGATTTTATACAAAATAATGTGTCTCTTATGAAAGAGACATTTACACTGCTAAAGCAATACAATAAGCCGTTTATTTTCGCTTCAAGTCAAATGTCTAATATGAGTTATTCACCTTACGGTGTAACAAAGGCATTAGGTGAGTATTATACCAAGAGTCTTAACGGCATTATTATCAAATACTGGAATGTGTACGGTATTGAAAAGGACCTAGATAAGTCACATGTAATTACTGATTTCATTCTTAAAGCAAAAAATACGGGTGTTATCGACATGATGACAGATGGTCAAGAAGAGAGACAGATGTTATATTCACGCGACTGCTGCGAATGCATGGAAATATTAATGCGTGAATATAGTAATATTCCTCGCGATAAGGAATTACATATAACAAGTTTTGAATGGGTAAAGATATTAGATATAGCTAAAACTATAAGCGCTAATTTCAGTAATGTTGAGGTTAGACCATCAGAAGAAAAAGACGTTGTACAACTAAACAAGCGTAACGAACCTGATAACTATATTTTAAATTTCTGGTCGCCAAAAACGACATTAGAGCAAGGTATAAAAGAAATTGTACAGTATTATAACAGTTGATCATACACAGTCATCAAAATATATACTATTAATATGACACAGAAAACTGCACTCGTTCTCGGAGCTGGTGGCTTCATTGGTAATCACCTTGTAAACAGATTAAAAGACGAAGGTTTCTGGGTACGTGGTGTCGATTTAAAAAAGAACGAGTACCAAGAAACAAGAGCTGATGAATTCATTGTAGGTGATTTACGTGATGTAATGACTGTTAGTACAGTTATGTGGGCACCGGGACAGAATACGATGAGTGATAAGGAGGGTAGTTTTGATGAGGTATATCAATTAGCCGCAGATATGGGTGGAGCTGGTTATATTTTTAGCGGCGAAAATGATGCAAACGTTATGCATAACTCTGCATCAATCAATCTTAATGTAGCTCATTTTGCAACAAAGTTTAATGTCAAGCGTGTATTCTACAGTAGTAGTGCATGTATGTACCCAGAACATAATCAGTTAGATCCAAATAATCCTAACTGTGAGGAAAGTAGTGCATATCCAGCAAACCCTGATAGCGAGTACGGCTGGGAAAAACTCTTTAGTGAGCGATTATTTTTAGCTTTTAATAGAAATTACAAACTCGATGTACGCATCGCTCGCTTCCATAATATTTTCGGGCCGCTCGGTTCGTGGAATAACGGTAAGGAAAAATCACCTGCTGCTATTTGTAGAAAAGTAGCTGAATCAAATGATGGCGGTGAAATTGAGATCTGGGGCGATGGTGAGCAAACACGCAGCTTCCTCTATATCGATGAATGTATCGATGGGGTATTAAAGCTAATGAGACAAGATGAATTTACCGGCCCGGTCAATATTGGCTCCGATGAGATGGTCACAATTAATAAGCTCGCTGATATTGCATGTGAAATTGCAGGTAAGAATTTAACCAAAAAGCATATTCCTGGACCTCTTGGTGTACGTGGCCGTAATTCAGACAATACCCTGATAAGGCAAAAGCTAGGATGGGCACCATCGCTGCCCTTAAAACACGGTCTTACATTAACTTACAACTGGATTAACGAGCAGGTAAAAAACAAAAAAGTAGATTGATTTCAATCTACTAGGTTATATAATCTAGGTATGATTATTAATAGAGAACTACTCAAGAAAGTAACCGGTTGTGATTATTATGATGGTCAAGTCTTGCATTCAAGATTTGCTTATAAATTTTTTAGAGATAAGACTCTACCTATTGGCAATATAATTGCATTTAGAGCGCCTATGAAAGTTGAAGCTCAGGGCATGATTGATGAGGAAGATCTTATTAATAATGACTTCATTTATAGTGATGACGCAATTAGCTTTATTTGGGAAATTCCTAATCTCGATGCTTTCGGTGCAATTGCTTATCAACGTCTTCTTAATACACAGATTGGTAATCTTCTTAGTCTGAAGTATCTAAAGGCACCTATTGAAATTGATGGTGATGATCTGATGGTTCATAAGGAACATAATCAAGGCGGTGTTTCACAACTTAAGGGCAAGTGCAGCGTTAGTATTTCCTATACTAAGAATAATACCGCACTAGGTCATACAGGTATTAATGTCGTTGCTGGAAAACAAGCACCAGCATTTGCTTTCTCTACAAACTTATCTGATGCTGACGCTGAGTCCTTTATGAAAGACGTTATCGATGTATTCTATAGAATGAATGATGACATCTTCATAGCTACAACGAAGTTAACTCTCTGAGATGACGATCTTTGATCTGATTGGTGGAATTCTTTTTACTAAAAAAAAGAATTTAATTAATACCTGTGATGAAGAATCACAATTCTCACCTTATCTTGTTAATAGATGGCTGAGTATGTATTCACCAGAGACAGCAAAGACCTCTAATGTAATAAACAAATATATAGGCATATTTGACAATAAATTAGATCTTTATAATTTCTTTGTTGCAATTTTTCCGAGAGTTCGCTCTAAACGCATTCAGTATTTCAAAAAGAACAAGAAAGAAGAAGTTGAAGAGGATAAGACTATCGCTTTACTGGCCAATAGACACGAACTCTCGATAAGAGAAATATCTAGCTATCTTGCATTTTTAAAAAAGTAAATAAATCATTGTATGCCAGCTGACATTGACGCACTCGGACCAGTTCCAAAAAGTTTAATCGACTTCTCTTCTTTACCGAAGAATTCTTTTGATTCCGTTTTTTACGGTTATAATCTAAAACAAGTTCTCGACGATATTCTTCTCGTTGAATTTGTAGACGAATCAGAAGATGGATCGAATTTAATTCGCAACGGTATTCATATACCTATTAATACAGATACAAGGGCATGGCGTATTGGTGTTGTATTACTAGCGGGTCCGAACGTTCGCTTTACAAAGCAAGGTGATTATGTTTGCTTCCCGAACAACCTAGGCGTACCTGTTGCAAATTTAGATATCGATTCATACGGTACTTTGAAGAAAGGCATATTCTTAAATGAGCAGAGAATCTTCGGTATTTGCTCACAACGAAATGATAATAATGAAAACGTCATTACCCGTACTAAGAAGTCTTCTTCTAAACAACGTAGCGGAAATTAAATTCTTCCGTAAGCGTTTAAAGCCTGGAGCTCCGCCTACAAGGCGAATGCTTTGTACGAATTCCTTACAGCTATTAAATAGTGTTGAGGGTCGGTTGGCTTTAAATTATAAAAGAGCTATTAATATGCCAAAGTTTAATCCTACACAAAAGAATGTAATTATTACTTGGGATATTTTTATGCAGGATTATAGATGTATTAATATGACAGCGTGCGACTTAATTCAAGTCATCCCAGCAAATAAACAATTTTGGGATTTTTTTAACCAGAAGCTCGCCGGTTTATCAGCACCGCAAAAAATTAACTTCATGAACTCATGACATCAGTAGAAGAAATAGAAGAATTAATCAAACCATTTCTCTTAACGGATATAACATTCACGTTAGAGAGTAAAAAGCTTAAGCAGGGCAAATTAATATTATTTGCTATTCGAGACTTTTTTTGCGTATTTACGATTTTTGATCCTGTAAAAAATAAAAAAACAGCTTACGAGATTCCCTATCCGTTTAATATTGAAGTAACACCAAATGAATTAATTTTCAATTATACAATTGAGGCATTTAGTGAGAAAAGTGTTGATATAAAAGAAAAATTAAAGACAACAAAGTTTAAAAAGGTGTCAAAAATGTTTAATAAAAAAGTTATTGTTAGTAAGAATTAGTAGTATATAATAAAAGTGTGCTAATAACTAAACTTTGTAATGCTTTTCCTGAAGGTTATACACCTACAGATCAGCAGGTAAAACTACTCAATAAGATTGATGATTGCTTGCAGAGGCATAAATTTGTAATCTGCTGTGCACCGACAGGCTCTGGCAAAAGTATGATAGCAAGATCTCTTGCCAATACAACAGAGAAACCTTCTTCAGAGTTTACAGATTTAATAACGAGCTATAATGCATTCAAGCAAGATTTTTCAGGTAACTATGTATATGAGCAGGAATGCTTAGAAGAGCCAGCGTTCGGTTCATTCGTACTGACTATAACAAAATCACTGCAGGATCAATATATCTCATTGTTTTCTGATACAGACGTTCTCAAGGGTAAGACAAATTACGTCTGTGATGTAGATGATAATTTCATGGTCGATCTCGCACCTTGTACACTCGCTTCTGCAATTAAGGATGATTGTTGCTCAAAGAATCGTTGCGCATATTATAACGCGAGAAATGATGCTCTTCTTTCGCAATTTGGAGCCTTGAATTATAAAATGTTTTTAGCTCTACCTGCTCATGTAAAAAAGAAGAATATAATTATCTGCGATGAGGCTTCAGAGCTTGAAGATGAACTTATCAGACAATTTTCTGCTGAAATACAATATGATAAACTTCGTCAGTTTGGTATAGATATTAAAGCGTTAATTTCTGATAATCAGACACGCGCACGTGCCTGGGTCTATGATTTACTAGAAAAAATAACTAACGAGACCGAAGGCATATTATCTATAATGTCAAAAAATCCAAGACTTATAACAAAGTCTGATAAGATAAAATATCAGTACCTTAAAAATTTACATAAGTTATTGGAATCTGTAGATTCACTTTGGTCAAAGATCGAGTACATTATAGATTATAATGCATCACAGGTATCATTTACACCGCTTGATGCACGTGAACTATCACGACATATTTTTGATCATGCAGATAAAGTTGTTTTGATGTCTGCAACAATTATTGATCATAAGCACTTCGCACAATCACTCGGTATATCTGACTATGGATATGTCGAAGAGGAGAGTGGGTTTGACCCAGAGAAATCACCGATCTATATCTCTAGTGCATGTAAATTAAATTATAAGAATTTAAAAATTGAAATGCCGAATATCTGTAATCAGATAAAACAGATCGTTGATCATCATAAAAATGAGAAAGGAATTATTCATACTCATACTCTTGAAATTACAAATATTATTAAAGACAAAGTCGGGTATAGTCCGAGATACCTCTTTAGAGATATTTCGATGAAGAATGAAGAGATATTAAAGCAGCATTATAATTCTCAAGAACCAACGATACTTGTATCACCATCACTTGCGTTCGGTGTAGATCTCAAAGATGATCTCGCGAGATTTCAGATTATAGTTAAGCTTCCTTACCCGCCGTTATCCTCCAAGCGCATCAAGAAAATGTTTGATCGTGATAAGATATGGTATGAAAATAAAATGCTTAACTCAATAGTACAGGCCGCTGGACGAGCTACACGTAGCGCTGATGATCATTCAGTGACATATATTCTTGATGGTAGCTTTATTAACGTTATAACCAGATCAAAGAATAGATTGCCGAAACACTTTATAGAGCGCATACACTGATAAATAATAGTAAGGCATGCGCAACCAGACGTTTCATTTTGAGATTAAAGATGTTCTAACTCAGTTTATAGCTGCGTTTGATGATATCGTTATTAAGCGCTATGACAAAGATCGTAATCCTATTAATGATTTACAGGTAAGATACGTTTATGCGCCGAAGCAGCGTGTTATTTATGATATCGTAAATAAGGCTCAGAATATAACTCTTCCTGTTGTATCTGTAAGCATAGCAAGTATATCCAGAGATGAAAGTCGTGTTTTTAATAAAATCGGTGGATATTATTACTCACGCGGTACAAGTGATTCAAGCGCATCGCCGACAACTATTAATTACAGAAGCCCTGTTCCTGTTAATATTGATATTTCTATGTCCATAATGACGAAATATCAGTCGGATTTAGATCAAATAATATCCAATTTTATTCCATATAATAACCCATATATTATTATATCTTGGAAAGTACCGGAAGACTTGGTACAAGGTGGATTCTCATATCCTCAGGAAATAAGAAGTGAGGTATTATGGAACGGCTCAATTAACTTATCTTACCCGACAGATATTAATGCTACGGAAAAATATAAAGTTTCCGGTGATACATCATTTACTATAAAAGGCTGGTTGTTCCCAGCAAAGCAACAGGATGTTAAGACAATATTCTATATTGATAATAATTTCTACGATACAAACATATTAACTGAATATTCGTCGCTAAGCGCTACGTCCTTCACTTATCCATTATCAACCGGTCTCGTACAAGATGAAGAAACTGTAACAGTTCTCGGTTATCCAAGACAGACGAATACAAATTTACAGGTATAAATAATGGTTTGTTTGAGTTTTTCAAAAAAAATAATAAGTAATTAATAGTTTATGGCAGATCAAGATCCAAACAGGGAAAGCACATTCGGAAGAAATTTGATGAATTATATTTCATCAAAACTTCCCTATCAGTCGCTTAGTATAGAGGACAAAATTAATCAATTAAATCCGAAATATGATGCCTTCTATGATAAAGGTACACACAGAGATGAGGCCCTTGTTAGACAATCTATATCGTCTTCTATCACTACGACAGATGATCTGTATGCAAGTGTCTTACAGAATAAGGATTACCATAATTTCATGTATGCCAATATCCAGCCGGATAAGGGTAAGCGTCTCATGGATTATCGTGTCATGGCTGCATTCTCTGAAGTTGCTGACGCACTAGATGAGATCTGTGACGAGTTTATTAATAGAGACGAGAACGGTGAAATTGTACGCGTAAAATTTATTGATAGCGGTTTATCAGAAGAACAAAAATCAAAAGTTAAAAAAGAATTTAGAAAGTATATAAATTATTTTGATTTAGAGACAAACGGCTGGGAGTATTTTAGACAAATGCTCGTAGATGCAGAAATTTACTTCGAGCATATTATTCACAAAGATTATAAAAACGAAGGTATTCTCGGTGTTGTAATGGTACCGCCTGATATCATTGATCCGGTTTTCGAGAATGTACAGAATTTAATTGTAAAAGGTTTCTTATTAAGAAAGCCTATCTATGATTCGAAGAATCCTGGTAAGGTAGCGAAAGTGGAGATGATTCCAATGGACGTAAATCAGATTACGTACATCAATTCTGGCATCTGGAATGAAACAAAGACATTAAGATTACCATTCATTGAAAATGCACGCCGCTCATATAGACAGTTGAGTCTAATTGAAGATGCAATTGTTATATATCGATTAGTAAGAGCTCCAGAGCGTCTTGTCTTCAACGTCGATGTCGGTACAATGTCACCGCCTAAGGCTGAAGCTTATCTAAGAAAGTTAATGACCAATTACTGGTCAAAACGTACTTACGATTCAGAGCAAGGCGGTACTGTTCAGAAATTTAATCCACAGTCAATGTTAGATAGCTTCTGGTTTGCAAAGCGTCAAGGGTCAGAAGGCACATCAGTAACGCAATTAGCAGCTGGACAGAACCTCGGTGAACTAACCGACTTAATGTACTTTGTTAAGAAATTATACAAATCATTAAAGGTACCGTCCTCACGTCTAAACCCAGAAGCGCAATTCCAAGATGGTACTGATATTCTTCGTGAAGAGTTAAAGTTCGCGAGATTCATTATTAGACAGCAACAGCGTTTTGCCGAGGGTCTTAAAAATGGATTTGTTACCCACCTTAAGCTAAGAGGCTTATGGAAGGAATTAAAACTCAAAGAACAGCATCTATCCTTAATTTTTAACCCACCTACAAACTTTTATGAGCTTCGTGAGCAGCAAAAGTTACAGCTCAAGGCTGAAAGCTTTAATAGTCTTACACAAAGTGATTTCGTTTCTAAGACATATGCTCAAAAGCGCTACCTCGGTTGGTCAGATTCAGATATCATGGCTAATAGAGAGTTTCTCAGAAAAGACAGAGAGCTTATGTGGGAGCTTGATCAGATTAGTAACGGAGGTCCGAACTGGGATGAAGAAGGCGCTGCTCCTGCTGAAGGAGCCGCTCCAACCGGAGGCGGTGGTGGTGGAGCTCCATCAGGTACACCACCGGCATTTGGACCTGGACCAGAAGAAGCACCACCAGAGGAAGCGCCGCCTGAAGAAGCACCTCCAGCTGCAGGTGCTGCAGCACCAGCTCCAAGTCAGCCAACATAATAAATAATATTACATGGACTGCACAACAATTACTCCAGTTACAGCGTTTCAGAGTACAAATTTAAGCTCTAAAATTGATTCCTTTGGACGCTTAGGTGATAGAATTACCCGTGCCCTCGGTGCGCCGATGGTTAATGTAGAAATTCATTCCGATCAGCTAAATGAAAATATTGCTCAAGCTTGTGAGCTTTATACAAAATATGCTGGGTTTACTGAAGAGTATCTTGTATTCAACTCAGACCTATATGTTGACGGTGTTGGCGTAAAGCTTGATTCACTCTTTAGTATTACACCTTATTTTAATAAAACAACCATACCAACAAGCACAGTCTACATTGCGACATCAGCAATTGCTGGTACATATTTTATCAATTCACCAACACTGTCAGCAACGTATGCAAACGGTATTTTTGTTAACCAGATTTTAACTACTACCGATTACCTTAGTGTAATAAATTATAATAGCGCTGCAGCATATACCTTTAAGCCTTCAAATTCCGATCAAACAAAATATGTTAATAGTTTTGATTATGATGTGATGGATTATAGAAAGGTTGTCGATATTTTTAACTTCGAGGAAGGCTCAAGTGATGGTATTAATACTCTATTCACTATTGAACAAACTTTAGCACAACAAACATATTTTAGTTACGCGATGGGTAACTATGGATTCGATCTTATAAGTTGGTATACACTTAAAAATTGGCTTGAAGTAAGAAACAAGATGTTAGCGCAAACACGTTACTTTACTTTTGATCCAAGGACTCAACTGTTAGTATTTTATCCGCCACCACGTACACCTGGCTCCGGTAGCCGCTTCTGGGGCACCGTTGCATGTCATGTGGAGAGGCCGTTAAGAGATGTTATTAAAGAGCCTTGGGTATATCAATACGCTCTCGCATTATCAAAGATTAATGTCGGCAATGTTCGTGGTAAGTATAGCGGTACTCAGATGTTTGGTGGCGGTTCCATTAATGGTGCTGATTTATTGAGTCAGGGCCTAGAAGAAAAAGCAAATCTTGAAGACAAATTATTCACAGGTGCATCACCCGGATTCGGTGATGCAGATCCTCCGATGTTCTTTATTGGATAATGATACCGTTACAGAAAAATAGTAAGTTTAGACAAGGCACATACAAACCAAAAAATTCAGCAAAATACATAGGTAAAGAACAACCGGTGTATAGATCAGGATGGGAGTTAAAATTTTTTAGGTGGTGTGATGATAATGTCAATGTTAAAGAATGGAGTAGTGAGTCAATAATTATCCCTTATGTGAGTCCAATAGACGGTAAGGTGCATCGGTATTACATTGACGGTGTTGTAGCTATACAAGAAGGTCAAAATATAGTCAAATACATTATAGAGATTAAACCTAGTTCACAAGTTACCCCGCCTGTACCCGGTAAGAAGAAAAAGTCTACATTAATTTACGAGAATTCTCGCTGGATTCAAAATCAGGCCAAGTGGAAAGCAGCTAGAGAGTGGTGTCAAAAGAAAGGTTATAAATTTTTGATATTGACGGAAAAAGAACTAGGCCTAAATAAATAAACAAACTAAACAATAAATACTTTATATGTCTTTACGTCTACTAGTAGAAACACCATCAACACTCGATCAATTTGAGTATATAGAAGAAACACCTAACCTCAAAGGACCATCGAGACTCATTATCAAAGGAGTGTTTATGGAGTCAGAGGCAGTTAATAAGAACCAACGCATCTACACAGAGAGTGATATGAGACGTGAAGTTAATCGTTATATCGAAGAGATGGTTAAACCAAAACGCGCTCTCGGCGAACTTAATCACCCTGCTTCAGCTGAAGTTGACCTCGAAAGAGCATGTCACATGGTCAATAGTTTAACATGGGAAGGTAAGACGGTAATCGGTGAGTCTGTTGTATTATCAACACCAACCGGTCAGATCGTTCGCTCATTAATTAACGATGGTGTAAAAGTTGGTATGTCGAGTAGAGCATTAGGACAGCTCTCCGAAGAGCATAACGGTGTTAACCGTGTTAATGAAATGCGTCTTATTGCTGTTGATTGCGTAGCTGATCCGAGCTGCCCAAAGGCTTTTGTAAATGGTATTCTTGAGAGTAAGCAATTTATTGTAACTCAAGATGGCAAGTTCGAAGAAATTTACGAAGAGTTTGAATCAAAGCTCAGTAATTTTCCAAAAAGAGATGTCGCTGCTTTCTTAAAGGAGCAAGTAATTAGCTTTTTAAGTAAGCTTTAATCTTAATAATTTTAGGAAAAAGAACAATAGCACTATAAATAATATTAAGAATATGGCCAAGTCAAAGATCAACGAAACAACAACAGGTAAAATCGTAGGCGGTACATTAGGTGCTGCAGCTGGTGCATTAGTACCGGGGTTAGATGTAACAGGTATACCTGAAGTAATTGGTGGTGCTATTGGATCAAGTATTGGTGATAAAATTACTGGTCCTGATCAAGCTAACGAAGAAGCAGCTGAGCACAATCTTACACACGCTCAATACAAGACATTAGCCGCTCTTAGAAAAGAAGGCTGGAAGAAAGAGAAGACCGAGCACAAAGAACACGGTCATGTCGTACATCTTACAAAGCATTCAGACCGTAATACAATGCACAAGTGCACTGTTGAACCTGATGGTAGTGTCGATAAATCGCAATCTGAAAAGCCTACACATAACGAAAATGTATGTGTATCAGAATTTTTAAAGTCAATTTCTCAGAAAAATTATGCTCAGGCTGATAAATACTTAGGAAGCCTAATTAACGAGAAATTAAAAGACCTCATTAGAAAGGCTGCAAAATAAAATACTTTATGGAAAAAAATATCTCTCAAGTTCTCAAGGAAGCAACAAAGGACATTCTTACAGAAGATGTTCTTAAGGAAATTGAAACAGTTTTCAATGAAGCTGTTGATCAGAAAGTTGCAATCCACGTAGAAAAGGCCCTCAATGAGCAGGACGAGGATTATGCAAAGAAGCTCGAGACATTAATCGAAGCCATAGACAATGACCATACACGCAAGCTTAAGACAGTTGTAACTGCTCTTGATCGTGATCGTGCTGCAAAGCTCAAGA